ATGTATAATGTAGAAACTGGCGAGGGAGTTTTGTTTAATAACGAAGATGAGTACAACAAAGACAAGTGGTCTGATACTCCTGCTAACTGTAATGTAGTAGAGGATGTTGATATAGTACTAGGTGAACGTGACTTACTTAAGAAAGAAGCGACAGAACTAGGACTAGAGTTCCCATCAAATGTAAAAACTGAAAAGCTTATCGGTATGATACAAGAAGAGATAGAGCGTAAATATAAAGAACAGTCAGAAAATAAAGGGTAATAAATGCTATTGACAGATACTATTAATGGATCATTGAGACTTATTGGGGTTCTTGCAGCAGGAGAAGAAGCTTCTACAACAGAACATAAAGATGCACTTGATAGATTTAATGGAATGATCGATAGCTTTAATATCCAGAATTTAACTGTATCATATATGCAAGAAAAAGCATATCATCCTCCGTCGATTGGGTGGACTTCTAAAATAACAATAGGCTCAGATATAAATAATACATTTGTAGAAACTGCTCCTATGTCTATTCAATCAGCTTTCTTTCGTGATGCATCAGGTGTTGACTTTAAAATGACACCAATGGGAATTAATGAATGGGCAGATATGGTATGGAAAAATATAGTAGCACCTCCATTAAAATACTATGAAAATTATTATGGTCATAATCTTTCTATTCAATTTGACACAGTTCCTTTCTCGTCTTATACGCTTCATCTTATTTGCAAAGTTCCATATGTAGGAAACTATAAACCAACTGATAATATTGATTGGGATTACGGATTTGAGGAAATGCTTAGATATCAACTAGCAGTAAGACTAGCGGCAGAGTATGGCGTACAATTACGTCAAGAAGTAGTTGCAATAGCACAAGGGCTTATGCATAATATTAAGTCAAGAAATGCGGTAAAGAAGACTCTTAATGTAGATGCTGGACTTATGCAAAGCAACCAACGTTTCGGATACTATGATATCGTAAGTGGTGTGACAAGATAATGCCAAAAGTACCTTTTGCAATAGCTACATCACAAGCTCGTAACTTCAAGGGAAATAATGAGACTCTTATAAATATGTACTCAGAAACAATGCCTCCAACAGCGAAAAGTTCTGTAGTCCTTATTGGAACACCTGGATGGTCTCTCTATACAACAGTGGAAAATGCACCTATTATAGGTATGCACTATTTTAAAAGTGATCTATATGTAGTTACAAAAACCTATATCTATAAAGTAAGTCATACCGATAATCTTATAAGCACGGTCGGAGTGGTAGACTTTAGTGCTGTTGACTCTGTATCAATAGCCGATAATGGTATAAACTTTGTAGTAGTTGGCGGAAATGGTTATTATTCAGATGGGGTAACAGTTACGCAAATTACTGATATTGCATATTATCCAAGTGATACCGTAACATTCCAAGATGGATACTTTATATTTAACCGATCAGGTACAAATCAATTCTTTATTAGTAATCTATATGCTGTAACTTTTGATGCGACTATGTATGCAAGTGCTGAGGGTTCTCCTGATAATATCGTAGGATTGATTTCAGTAAATCAAAGAGTATATATCTTCGGAACAAACTCTATAGAGATCTGGTACAATAGTGGAGATGCACTATTTCCATTTGATAGGATACAAGGCTCTTTTGCATTATATGGATGTATAAATTATAAGACAATAGCGGCAACAAATAATACAGTTTATTGGGTAGGTAATGATAACTGTGTCTATACAATGAACGGATATACACCAACAAAGATAAGTACAGCAGCTATTGAATACCCATTAGCAACTAGAGGAACAAGTGACTATAGAGCATTTACATACTATGAGGAAGGACACTATTTCTATGTGCTTACAATAGATGGTAAAACTACATACGCATATGATATGGCAACCAATCTATGGCATACAAGACAATCTCTAGGCGGTTCTTGGGGATTACGTAATATGGTTGTTAATGAGAAAGGAATATGGGTTGGTGCTGACGTATCTAGTGGAAATATATATCACGTTGGACTAGACTATCATACAGAGAATGGACAAACAATATTAAGAACTGCCGAGACTTCCCCATTCGGAAATGGCATCGATTACTTTACACTTAACAAGTTTGAGATAGATATGGAAACTGGAAAGTCTTTAGAAAATGAAGAGGATACTATATCGCTTTCATTTTCAGACGATGGAGGGTTTACTTTCAAGAATGAACATGTAATATCTCTGGGAGTGACAGGAGACAGAAAGAAGCGTATTATATGGAGAAGACTAGGGAGACATAGAAATCTTACACTATCAATTACTACTAGATGCAAGTCTATGGTTAATATTATTGCAGCATTTGCGGATATGTCGTGAATAGTATTAAACTCGATCCTGTTCCAACTGTAGTACAGATAGTACAAGATAATGCACTTCCTACTAATCCGTTTGTTATATTCTTAACTAAGATTATAAAGAGATTAAATACTGGGATGACTGCTGACGTAACAGTGATGTATTCTCCAACTACATATAAGACACTACATTTTACAGATGGGTTACTAACAAGTATAACTTTACCAAATTAATATGTTATAATATTAAAAATAAAAAGGGATATCAGATGATTAAATCTATTACTGTTGCAACCTTATTTAAACAAGAAATAGAGAATAATCTTTTTTCTCTATATGAGCAAGAATCTATTGTTTCAGAAGCACCAAAGGCAAATCCAAATATAGAACTATATCAAACACTAGAAGATAATAAAATTCTTACAATTAGTGGTTTATATCAACAAGATGAACTACTTGGATTCTGTATGATATCATATGCGCATCTAACACATTCACATAGCACTATTGCAATAGTAGACTCATTCTTTGTTCATCCAGATTTTAGAAAGTACGGTATGGGTAAAAAATTACTTAACCACGCAGAAGAAATAGCAAAACAAAATGGAGCTGTTATTATATCTATGACTTCTCCAATAGAATCAAGACTATCTAAGGTAGCTGAATCGTTTGGGTACAAAACTACAAACCTAATACACTCAAAGAAATTGTTATGAAAGACTTAATACCTTCTATGTCTTGTGAAGATATAAGCTTTGCTTGTGAGATGGAAAAGTATATATCTACATTAGATCAAATTGATATTCCAACTTTTCATACTCTTCACGCTGGAGTATATACAAGAACAATACATCTTGATGTTGGTCAAGTAGCATCAGGCGTTATTATATCAGTGCCTACTACGCTAATTGTAAATGGACATATACGTTTATTAATAGGCGAAGAAGTAGTAGAGACAAAAGGATTTAATGTGTTTATAGCGGAAGCAAATAGAAAGCAGATAGCGTTAGCAATAGAGCCAACAACTATTACAATGATATTTAAAACAGATGCAAAAAATATTACTGAAGCAGAAAATGAATTCACAAATGAGCCAGAAAAACTAGCATCAAGATTACCAAATGCAGTAAATAAAATAAAGCAAGGAGCATTATTATGTCAGGAGTAGCAATCGGAGGGGCAGCAATAATAGGAGGCGTAGGTGCATACATGGGCGGACAAGCACAAGCAGATGCAGCAAAAAGTGCAGCAAATTCACAAGCGGCAAGTAATGCGCAAAGCCTTAACGTTCAAAAGCAGATGTTTGACAAACAAGTTGCATTAAATCAGCCGTGGCAAGATGCAGGACTTAAAGCTCTAGGAAACTATGCAGATAACCCCGCATTTAAATTCTCGTATAATGACCTAACTGCTGATCCGTCTTATCAGTTTAGAACACAACAAGGAATTAATGCCCTAGATGCTAGTGCATCATCAAGAGGTAAACTTCTATCAGGAGCACAAGATAAAGCTCTTTTAAACTATGGTCAAGGTCAAGCATCAACAGAATATCAAAATGCTTATAATCGTTCACTGCAAGACTATAATACAAATGCAAACACTCAATTAAATGTTGCAAATATAGGGCGTGGTGCAGCAGGACAAACACAGAATGCTATGCAGAACTACTCAAGTGGTGCGGCAAATACTATTCAAGCAACTGGAAACGCAATGGCACAAGGTCAAATAGGCGCAGGCAATGCACAGGCAAATGCTTATAGCGGTATCGGTAATTCTATAAACCAAGGCATAGGAAATGCTACACTATATAATATGTACAATACTTCACAGTATGGTGTACCGGCGACAGGTAATATAAGCCAATTTTCTAACGTATACGGAGGGTAATTAAATGCCAGTAGCTAATCAATATGGAATCGATTTAGGCAACATACTATCAACGGTATCAGACTTAAAGACAGCGCAACAAAATAGAGATACAAATTCTATACGTCAGGATATGTTATCAAATGAAAACGATCAGCAGAAGGCATCGCAACAAGCAGATAAAGATTTTATACAAAATCCAAAGGCAGCAGTTGCAACTTCTGTTGCACAAAAACTAAACTGGGATAAACTTTCAGAAGAAGAAAAACAACAAAAAACTGCGCAGATGAAGCAAAACATAAATCAACATGGTCTTGCAGTAAATTCAATAATGGGGATACAAGACCCTATTCAGCAAAAAGATACCCTTGCTAAATATGTAGCTACGCTTACACCAGAAGAGCAACAAGGGGTAACTCAAAAATATGGAACAACACCAGAACAATGGCAACAAAATTTGCCTCATATGATGAATGACTTGTTAGTGGCAGATGGTGGTGTATCTTTACTTGAAAAACAAGCAGAAGCTAAAACGGCAAATGAAAATAAACTTAGTCAAATTAATGCACTATATGATAATAAAAATGTTCTTGCAGATAAAAATAATCAAACTAAACTAGACATAGCGGATAGCAATAATGATACAAAAACTGATATAGCAAAATTAAACTCTTCTTCTAGACAGGCTATTGCACAATCAAGAGCATCTAATCCTACATCAGGTGGAAAACCTAGCGTATTAGAAATGAAGGCTAGAGCATTAGTAGATAATGGAACTGCTAATGATATCAACGATGGGATAAGACAAGTAATGTCAGCACAGAGAACTACTAATATAGCAGACCCAGTTATGGGAAATAAAACTATTACGTCTAAGTCATCATATGGTGGAGGGCAAAAAGTTCCACAGAACGGAACAGTAATATATGATAAGTCAGGAAACCCATACAGTGTAATAAATGGAACACCAGTAAGGATTAAATAATGCCAGTCGATTGGTCTCAATTTTCAGATGCTCCACCTACTTCACAAGTTGATGATGTTTTAAATAGCATTAATAGTATCAGTAAAATAGCTAGTAAAACATCTTCTTCAAAAGTTGATTGGTCTCAATTCTCTAACACTCCTCCTCCATCAAAGGGTAAAGTTGATTGGTCTCAATTCTCGGATAATGCACCAGAATCCTCTCCCTTACAAGATGTATTATCAGGAATAGATAATGCCTCAAAGATAGTTCCAAAATCAAATAATATACAAAAACAAAAGCCTCTTGATATGCTATCTAGTAAAGTAAATAGCTATGCAGATATAAATACACACGGGCTACAATACCCAGAGAGAACACTTACTGATGTACTAACTGGAAGAATGGGAACACCACAAGAAGTTCAGAACAGAGTTAATGAGCAGTATGCAAATATGCAACACCAAGATGATTTTACTCAAGATGCAAGTGATGAAGTGATGCCAGGTTTTGGATTTATACCTAAAGGTGGAATAGAACTTGCATACTTAGGCGATGCTGTAAAAAGTGGAGCATTAAGCAAGACTATAATTAAACAACACGAACCACTACTAAAAGCGGTACAAAGCGGTGATGTATCTGCTAAAGTAGCAAGTGATATTATCAAAGCTGATCCTAAAGTACAACAAGCAATAAAATCAAAATCATTTACAGATATAATTGCCGGAAATGTAGCTAAAGAACAGCCGCCTATAGAAGATTTAATAAACAAACATTTAGTAGATATGGGCGAAGAGCCACATTTTAAAACATCAGAAGCATTATCTCCTATACAAGAAGAAGTTAATCCACTAGATAATCCAAGACTCAATGAACTTTTAGATATGCGTGAAAATGTATCTGCTAAAGATGCACGAAGTCCACAAGTAATAGATAAAAAAGGAGGTGTTGTTTATAATAATGATATTGGTAATACTACATCATTTGAATATCCATCTTACTCAAAGAACTATAATTATGACTTCAAGATAACAAAGAATGATGTAAGAGATATAAGAAATGGAACTGCAAATCCTACAACACTTGAAAAACTAAAATCTGATTTAGATACTTTAGATAATCATCCTGATTATATGAAGGAAGAACCTATTGGTATGGATGGAAGTCCTTTGTTTAGTAAAGGAGAGGATTATCGTGGATGGCATAAAGCCCCGCAAAGGGAAGAGGCTAATAGTGGCGATAATCTTACTGATATTTTTCCTGATGATATTTATTCAAATAAAGCTGTTCAGTATTATGGAACAGGAAATAAACCAATGGATGAAAAAAGTGTTAAAGTAATACAAGCTATGCGCAATAAACCAGATGCAAAAGTAACTATCTATAGAGCAGTTCCGAAAGGAGTAAAAGATATTAATGCAGGAGATTGGGTAACTACAAATAAAGATTATGCAAAATGGCATGGTAGCAGTTGGGTAGAAAATGGACAATATGATATTATAAGTAAAGAAGTAAAAGCAAAAGATATACATACAAATGGTGATTCTATACATGAGTGGGGATATAATCCACAAAGTGATATACTAATGAGCAAAGGTACACAAGGCTCAACCACAACCGAAGCTATCCACCAATCAGCAAAAAAACTACTTGGTAAAAACTATGATAACCTAAAAGGTGATATCAATATCGTACAATCATACAAAGACCTACCTAAAGGATTAGTCGATAACGGTGTTGAGTTTTCATCAGGTGGTAAAGTTCGTGGTATATTTAATCCAAAAGATGGTAAAGTCCATTTAGTAGCGGATGCTATGAAGCCAGAAGAAGTAAATGGTGTACTCGTTCACGAGCTGTTACATAAAGCAGAATTTTCAGGAGAGAAAATACTCGGAGAATCGCACGATACGCTAGTCCTACGCCTAAAACAACTCAAAGACGAACCATTAGTCAAACAAGCTTTTAAATCCGCTAAAGACGCTGGAACGGACGCTAAGAATATCAACAGAGAAATGATGAGCTACCTAGTAGAGAAATACCAACTCGGTATTGATATGTCACCCAAGCTAAAACAGTTCGTGCGAAACATTATAGACGCAGTAAAAGTGTTTGTTTCAAAAACTGCCGTGAAGTTAGGAGTAGATGAAAAGTGGTTAATCTCCAAGATGAATGAGAAAGACATAGCGGCGTTATTGAAATCATCGGCTATTAAGCAAGAAGTAAAAGAAGTAAGTAAAGAAACAAAACCTATGATGTCAATATCAAATAATATTAAAGAAGTTTCTAATACTACTCCATACAAAGAACAAGTAACCAACGCAGTAGATAAAGTAACTGAAACATTACAAGACTATTGGAAACCAGCTGAGAAGATTTTGCTAGAGCATGATAAAAAAATGGCAAAACAAGGACTGCTAAGTTTTGATTTCGGACAAAAAGTTAATGATGCACGAAAAGCTATTTATGGAAGAACTGGGGAACGTATCGCATTAGTTCGTGATACTCAACAAATATTAGTCGATAATATTTCCAAGTATGCAAAACAGATAGGCGAAGATATAGATAGCGTTAGAAATGATTTAAACTCTTTCTTAATTGCTCAACACGCACCAGAAAGAAATAAGGCTATACGAGATAGTGCAGCAGGAATAAGCACACGTTCTGCTTTAAAATCACTTATCGAGCTTAGAAAAAACGACCCAGAAAAATATAAAGTTTTATCAGGACTTGCAAATGATGTTCGTAAGTTAAATAATCAAACACTCGATATCTTAAAAGATGGGCAAATTATAACTCCTGAATTATATGATACTCTAAGAGCTAAGTATAAAAATCATGTTCCATTACAACGTATAATGCCAGAAGATAAAGAGGCAGTTGGAAGCATTACAGGCGGAAAAGGTTTTAGCGTAAAATCAACTGGTATTAAAGTAGCTAAAGGTAGTGACCTTGAAGTATCTGATATCTTAGGAAATGTATCTGCTAATGTTCAAGAGGCTATTATAAGAGCAGAGAAGAATAGAGTAGGCCTTGCTATGTGGGATATGTTTAAAGCAGATAAGACGCTTGGTGAAGCACGTGGGTTAAGAATGGTTGGTAAAGATTTAAAAGATATTCCATTAATAGAACAACCTACTGATGACATGATAGTTCTATATAAAGATGGAAAGAAAAAAGTTATCATACCAAATGACCCTATTATTGCTAAAGTTTATAATCAACTCAACGTAGAAGAGCGTGGAATTATAGCAAATACTATCGCTCCAGTTACAAGAACTATCGCAGGACTATATACAAGATTTAATCCTGAATTTGCACTATCAAATATAGTTAGAGATATGCAAGAGGCATTTGTTTATAATGCCGCAGAGATGAGCGGTAAAGATGCAATAGGAGCGGTTGGAAATCAAGCGTGGGCAGTTAAAGCAGTAACAGAACATATGCTAGGAAAAGCAACAGAATCAACAAAACTATATGCACAAATGAAACTTGATGGAGGAACTACAGGCGGCATTACTCTTGCAAATAAAACTAAGATTACAAAAGATGTAGACGATATGTTTAAACTTGCAGGCTCAAAACCTCGCCAAGCTGTCGAGAAAGTATTTCAATCTATAGATAATTACAATACTATATTTGAAGATAGTACAAGACTTGCGGCATATAAACAAGCATTAGATAAAGGACTATCAAGAGAGAGAGCGGCGATCATTGCTAAAGAAACTACCATTGACTTCAATAGAAAAGGTACAGCTACACCTTGGGTAAATGCAGTTTATATGTTCTCTAATGCTTCGATACAAGGTTCATACAAAATGATTAGGGCATTTAAAAACCCTAAAGTATTAGCAAGTACAGTTGGAATAATTACTGCTACATCTGCTGCTATCGATTCACATAATGATACTGTAGATCCAGATTGGAGAGATAAGGTAAATCAGTTTGAACGAACAAGTAATTATGTAATACTTCTTGATAGTAAAGATGGAGAGTTAAGAAGAATAAATATACCTATAGGATGGGGATTTAAACCTATTAAAACAATGGTAGAATCTTTACGAGATGTTGCAGTAGGTAAGTCTCAAGGTAATCCGATAGTAAAAGTTATACAATCGATAGGTCAGTCATATATGCCTATAAATGGAAGAGATGTTTTTTCTGCATTAACTCCTAGTGTGCTAAATGCTTTTAAAGATGTCCACGATAATACAAACTGGAAAGGTCAAATGATTAGTCCAAAAGGAATGGACTTAGCTAACCCATCTGATAAATACTTTCCAACTACTCCTGAAACATTAGGTGGTAGACTTGCAATCAAACTTGTACAAGGAACTGAGAAAATAGGGCTTGACCTAACACCAGAAGATATTAAATATCTTACATCTACTTATGGAGGTGGGCCACTTAATTTCTCTACAGGTATATTTAAAATGTTAGAATCTTCAAGCAAGGGAGAAGATATTAAACCAGAAGATATGGTAATGGCTCGTAGGTTCTATAAAGAAACTAATCCTGAAAGACTACAAAGCTTTGAGGGAAAACAATCAATAAATAAAATGATTGAGAAAGTTCAGAAAGCAGATAACCAAGATGATAGACTGAAAATAATACAAGAAGAACTTCCTAAATTAAATGATAGTGATAAGAGAAAAGCGATATCAGCTCTTAAATATGGTGGACTATTACCAAATAAACAAAGTGTAGTTAAAGAATCTGAGAAAGCACAATGGGATGACAATATACTTAATCCATTCCAAAGTAAGTTAAATACAAAAAAATAATGGTATAATTCATATTAATAAATATTAGGAGAGGATATGTCAGGATTACTTTTTACAGATGCTAATTTTCAAGGTATAGATAATGATGGACTTGTAGTTCCTTATGGAAAACTCTTTATCTATGATACTTCAACAGGTCTTTATTCTTCTACATATCAAGATTCTGCATTAACAATTCAAAATACTAATCCTATTGTATTATCTGCATCAGGAAAAGCAAGAGTATTTTTACCGTATGGTAATTTTAATATTAGTCTATATGACCAATATGGTGCGATCGTTTGGACATTAAATAACTTTACGTCTTCTGTTCTAGACAATCAAACAATATTAGATGCCGCTGCTTCCTTAGCAAATAATGCATCAATAGCACAAGCAAGTGCAAATATTGCTATTATACAAGCATCGATATCAAATGCAAATGCAAGTTTATCAGAGTCATCAGCAATCGTAAGTGCTGCATATGCCAATATGAATTGGGCTGGGTTTTCTTTATCAGATGGAGAGCTTATTGTTTCATATGCAAATGGTTTAACATCAGTACCATCATTAGTTAATGGCGAATTTATAATTACATATTAGGAGATAATTAATGTCAACTGCAAATCTAGGAAGAGTAGGCTTTGTTAACAAGGGAACTTGGAGCGATGGAGTTCATAAGATAAATGATTTAGTTACTTATGGAACAGCCAAGTACGCTTGTATTACGCCACATACAAGTACGCTCGGAGATATAAGTCCTACTAACATTTCATATTGGGAAAAATGGACTGATTATGGAATACATTCTGTAACAAATACATCTAATAATGCTGTATCTTCTGCTGATACACAATACTTAAATTACTTTTCAGGTACAAGTACGGGCGCATTATCTATAAAAATAACAGGGCTTGTAACTGCAACAGCTTCAACTGTAGACTTAGGATTTATGGAGATTACAGTTATACAAGATGATAGAGATCATTCAAGTGCAACAAATCCAGCATCATATAAGTTTATGATTAAAGGAAATATGGATACAGGAGTTTGGTATAATACACAAGCTGTACTACTTGGAACGAATGCTCTTACTCCTATAAATGTACGCTTCACAAGAACTACATCAGATGCTTATATTGAGATTGGAGAAACTACTTCAACTTGGTACTACACAACAGTTGAGGTATCTCACGTTTCAAGCTATATTATTTCAGGGTTTAGTCCTATATTTATAGCATCAATTCAAAACTCATTACTTGGTACTACCACTGATAGTATAATTTCTGCAATTCCTAACTCAACTAAAAATGAGAATACATTACAGACAAGTATTGCTTCTGCCTCTACATGTACGATAGGAACATATCTTGCAGGGGATACATTACATATTACAGGTAATACCACAATAACAAGTTTAGGTGTTTCAATAAATGGTACAATAAGAAATGTTATTTTTGACGGGATACTTATTTTAACTCATAACGCAACTTCTCTAAATCTACCAACAAGTGCAAATATTACAACTGCTGTTGGCGATACAGCTACATTCATATGTAATAATGGAGCAAGTGGATATTGGACTTGTTTAGATTATTATAGGAAAGATGGAACGTCTTTAGTACTTCCAGTGTCTCCAAATATTATTACTCCAAATATAAATGCTATTTCATATAAAGCTACTCCCGTATCTATTACCGCTTGGAGCTATACAGGCACTACAACAACAACGATAACTCTAACAGTAGCAAGTCACACTTTTATAGTTGGAGATTGGATTAACGTAAACGGTTTAACAACATCTACAGCAGTAAGTACAGCTAATAACTATATTATCCCAAATGGTATTTATACAGTTACTGCTTTTACTGGTACGACAATCCAATATCAGATTACTACACCATCGGCATTAACCTTAACGCCTACCGTTTCAAGTGCTACTGTTATAGGGCAGACTGCGGTTAATGGGGTAGTTGGTGGATTAGGGGTAGGTCAAACAGTGAAAGATATGACAACACAAAGAGCATCAGGGGTAGTTTATTACAATACTACGGGTAGACCTATTTTTATAAATGTAGTACATAGCGCATTTGCTAGTGTTTCAGTTTATATTTCAATGGATGGAATAGCCTTTGTTGCGATAGGTACCGCATCTTCAGCTTCTCTGGTTAATACGTCTTTTACTGTACCAACTGGGTTTTCGTACAAAATTTTAAATTTTGTTACGATAGTAGAACTTAGATAAAAAAGGAAAAACAAATGAAACACTACATAGATGAAAATAAACAGCTTCACGGAATAGGTGAAGCAACAGATATAGACGGAGACCAAAGCTTCTTAGTTAAAGATACTTGGACTCTTTTAACGGATGAGGAATTTCAAGCGGCTATTGTTCCAGCCCCTATTCAAATAACTTCTATCACTATGAGACAGGCAAGACTGGCACTACTCGCTCATAACAAATTGAGTGATGTTCAGACCACAATAGATAGTCTATCATCTCCTATGAAAGAGCAGGCTCAAATTGAGTGGGAGTATGCAAGTGATGTCGATATTAATAATCCGTTAATTGTTCAGCTTATGGGTTCTCTTGGATTTGCTGAAACTACTCTCGGCGATTTATTTAATGAGGCGGCCCTATTATGAAAATCTTGCAAAATATACTATTTGTAGTGTTAGCGATCTGCATCTTGATAGTATTATTCTTGCCAGTGATTATATGGAACACTATTATGAAGATAATCAGACACGAAGATCTTGCAGAATACTATAAAAACGTAGCTATCGGTTTTGACCAAGCAGGTGGTAGTATTTTATATAATCAAGAGAAATTTACTATATCTAGCTGGACTTGGTATCTGTGTGACAAAGGGCATAAAGAGAACTGCCTATTTATGCACATCATAAATATGCTTATGGGAAACGAAACCCACTGTGAAGATAGTTTTAAAAATGAGATGCACGAAATTCAAGAGGATGGAGAGATTTAATGACAACAATAAATCAAACTATAACAGATTCTTGGACTTTAATTAGTACCACTGTAGCACTTTTGCAGTGTAATGGGAACAGCGGATGCTTAATATATGTAGGAGATACTGCTCCAACTTCAAGTAGTGCTTTTATAATGTTAAGTGATGGAGATACTTATACTTATACTCCAACATCAGATACGTTATATGCAAGAGCTAATAGTGTATTAACTGTAACTATCGCTATAATTAAGTAGGAATAACATGAAAAATATTATATTCCCACCAAGTTCAGGCGGCGGAACAGCATCTACCTATACGGAAGTAACTAATTATGCCGCTCTTCCAGTAGCTTCTACAGTTACTAATAAAATATATGTTGTTTTATCTACAACAGGTATTATATATATCAATAGAAAACTAGCTGGTATGTATAGATCAAACGGAACTACTTGGGACTATCTTGGAGATGTATCGAGCTATGTAAGCACATCTGGAGGAACAACTGGTCAAGCTTTAGTTAAAAATAGTAATGCTGATTATGATACTAAGTGGCAAAGTTTAGCTCCCGTTGCAACATCAGGGGCATACTCAGATTTAAGTGGAACTCCAACAAACGTAACAACACAAGGAAATACTTTTAATGGTGCTTCTCAACTTGTTAAATTAGATGCAGGAGCTAAACTTCCTGCGGTTGATGGGAGTTTGTTAACTAACTTGCCTAGTAACTCGTCGGTTCAGTATATTAGTCAAAATTTATATTTTCCTGAAAATTGTATATCAAACAGGTCTATAAATACTGCTTACTCGTTCGGTATGTTTATAGAAGTTAAAGCAAAAATAACAACAGACGCTTTAGTAATACAATGCACCACATCTGGAACGGCATCTGGGACGATAGCTATATATAAAATGAATGGTGTTGTAGGAACTAAATTATCAGAAACTGGAACAATTTCTCTTTCTTCGGTAGCATATATTACAGGTACTATAACTCCAATTATTTTACAAGCAGGTTTATATTATATTACTTGTTATTTAAACGGAACTGGTAGCGTAGCTGCAACATCTTCCTCTTATGGAATACCATTGAGCAGATACTTCGGCAGTCTTTATAGTATTACACAAGGCGGATTTTTAATACCATCGGCTTCAGGTCATCCAGCCACTATCAATATAGCCACTCTTGAACAAAATTCAAGTTGCTATGCTTCAGGAATAAGGATACAATAATGAAAACAATAATTTATGAACTAGACGGAACAGTAACAATAACAGGCGAAGACGATCCTCTGACAATTAGCGAATTAAAGCTACAAGGCAAGCCCTATACTCAAAATGGTATAGACTATCAAGTCCCACTTACAAAAGACACGCAAGATACTGTCGTAGCTGTAGCCGTAGCATTTCAAATGGGAGGTATAGCATCTACTGTACTAGAATTTGAAAATGGGGTTACTATGCCAATATCTCAGTCGGACTTTATGCCTTTCGCAACGTGGTTCTCTACAGAGCGAAATAGCTTTTTTGTGGGAGTATAATAATGAAAGTAGTAATACATAGAGATATATTCGGAGATACATTCACTAAAGGTAAGTTATCAATTGATAACTTACCTTTAG